GACACCATCCAACGCACCTTCGATGTCGATGAATGTTCCAAACACACCCTCTGCTTCAGAAGTCAGCAACACTCTCTTGCTGTATCTTTTATCACTCCAGAAGGCAGGCTTATTACGAAGTCCCTCAGTCAGTAGCCATATAACTTCGTAGTTCGGAGGCGGTACGCTTACGCTACCATATCCATCGGTGATGTAGACCAGTACCTGTACATCCTCCTCTTCTCCATTCTCCGCAAGATGATCGAAGATCGGATCGAATGATGTCCCACCACCACCTACCGCAGGGAAGGTGATGTCACCACTACCGTTGGCTATATCGAAGTCCCACCATGGGCAGTCCGGCTCATCGGCATCGGGGTTCATATGTAGTCTACTGTCTACACATGCGAGCCTAAGCTTGGAGATATTCAACTGCCGACATATCCCTTGGACATTTCCTTGACCATTCGCTAGATCGCTATGGCCCATGGAGCCTGACGTATCGAAGCAAACGTGGACGGTTCCCATATCTTTTTTCAGAGACGGGAAGTACACATCGTTCCAGATGAATCTCCGGTTGGGCCGATTGTAATCCAACTGCTGACTAATGGCCCCACTCAGTAGCTCCTCCAACATGTCCCACTTGATAGAGCAGTCGGGTGCGTTGGTCATCTCTGTCAGGGCTGAACCACCTTCATCACCCTGTGCTTTTTCCAGTATGGAGGCTTCTCGTACCCGATCTATAAGATCCTGTATCTCTTGATCACGGGTTGTGCCATCCTCAGGTTCGGGTGCGTCCCAGATCTCACCGCTCTGCCCTTGGCCCATACCCTCAGGTACTTCACGCTCACCCTCAGGGGCACCCCCTTGGCCTTGGCCCTCATCCTCAGCCTCTCCTTCGCCCTCTCCCTGCCCTTGGGCCTCAACCCCATCCTCCCCGTCACCTTCACCCTCCCCTGCGCCCTCACCCTCTTCCTCCCTATCACCCTCGCCGTCGCCCTCGCCTTGGCCTGCGCCCTCACCCTCGCATTCGCCCTCATCCTCAACCTCAACCGGAGTGCCTTGAGGATCTGGCCCTCCCTGTCCTCCCTCAGGAGGCTCAGGCATTTCAGCTATGAGCCTGTCGTATATCTGCTCAACCGACAGGAGGCAATCTGCGCTAGAGTATTCATCATGGAATAGCCCGTCATCGGGTAGGATGAAGTGTTTTCCATACCCTGCCATCCTCTTTATTACACCATTGAGCTTCATGTCACATGCTATGTTGAATACCACGGGATCACGGTTGCCACGCCGATACTGATGGCCGTCACCCACATGGCCACCCTCATGGATGATGAGTCCACGAAGCCTCATGTAATCCTGTAGGGCTACAAACTCAGGGTTGAAGTAAAGCTTTTTACCATCGGTTGCGGCAGTGTCGATGTCATCACGCATCACAATCGGCAATGGCAATAGCAATGTGCTTATACCTATTGTATCCGGCAGGGACAGCAGGAAGTTGCGCTCAGATTGGACACGCTTCTCCGATCCCATCCATCCATCATGAGAAGTTTCTGTAATGAATTGCATTTTCTTTTTCCCCCTTTATATCCTGCGACCTAACAGGTCGGCAAAGTTTCCAATTGTAGGAGTAACGGATTCCTCAATCTCGTTTAACTCCTGCACCAGTTTGTCCCTCGCTTCCTTAGATCCCTTGAGTTCCTTACGCATGTTTTCGACAGCTTCATCAAGATCGGAACCCTTGGACATCATGTTGTCGTACAGCTTCTCCATCCTAGTAAGGGCACTCGCCAACGTAGGATCAGACAGGCTCCCATTGAGTGTTTTCAATGTCTCAATGTGGCTCGCCAGTTTACGCCAACTAGCTTTCTTGGGTAGCGTGTTACCCTTGCGTCCATCCGTCTCGCCTTCCGCAAGCGGTGTGTACCCAACCACCCCACCGCTTCCGTTCGCCTTGGATGGTGACCCCTGACGCATGTTGTTCGCCCAATCAGAGATGTCCTTGACTTCTTCGATGAAGATGTTGGCGATCCTCTCCATCTGGGCCTGTTCGGCAAGCTTGGCCTGTTCCTCTCCCCACTCAGTAGGATGGAGAAGTCGGATGTCGTTAGCCGCATCAGATACCTTACTGATTGCTGACCATTCTTTTCTCCAGTAGTACCTATCCCGTATCTCCTGCTCTGAAGTGGGATAGTCATCTGCGTTGAACCATGTCGGCTCACCGTCTACCGGATCTGTGTACGGACCATCCTTAGACTTGAGTATGTTACGCATGCACTCAATCATCTCAGGCCACACCTTAAGTAGTGCTTCAAGTGCCTTGATACGTTCGGCCTCCAACTTCTTGAGTGCTTCCTCAAGAGCATCAATGTTCTCGTTCATCACACAGAACCAACCGTCATCCTTACGGCTACCCTTGTGATCTGTCTTGGGCCTACTCCAATCACACTGGGCTAACTTATGTATTATCCCCACTGCTTTTGTGTAAGGCTTTTTGACAGCATCGAACATCTTTGCGAACACCCCTCCCATGTGCCCATCGTTCAAGCTTGGGAATCTTTTCTTGAGAGCGGTCACTTGGTGGTCACTAAGGCCCGTCTTTCCTGCCAATGCAGACCGCATCTTCTTATCGGTTTTTGCATTGGAGATGTGCCCTGCTCGCAATGAGACAAGCATCGCCTTATAACGGAACCCTTTACTATCTCCATCCTCTCCGACAATAGAATCGAAAATGGATTGAGAATTCTTTTTCCGTGTACTCATAGTCCTAGCCCTCCTATCGGCCAGAGTTATCGAATAGTCCTTCCGACTTCATGCGCTCTTTGTGATCAGTGTAGGTGAGTGTGCTTGTAAGCTTCTTGTCTTGAGCCAAGCACAGTGCAACGAACGCCATCTCTGCATCGGGACTCACCCTCTTGAATACTTCCACCGCAGGCCCAAAGAGTTCGGGGTGAGGATCTTCACCACCAAACATTCTCGACATCGTGAGTTGGACACCGATTCTCGTCATAGCCTCACCCCTTAGATCCAATATCGCTCGGACAGAATTCTCAGAGTCAGGGTTGCTCATGAGTTCGTTCATGTTGATGTGCCTTACCTTGTCTACCGACCTATGCACGGCACAGTACTCTAGCCCTGCAAACTCTCCGATAGTGGCCATCACAAGTGCCTCACTATCTCTCCTCTCCTGAGGGTCATGGCTCGCAGGATCACACCCACCGTACAGGACACTGTTCGATAGCTCCTTCCAAGATCTTGAAGAGGCGAACTGATTGTCCCCCTTCTCCTTCTGCCATATGGGGTTGCCATACTCATCCAACGGTGCCTTGAATGTTGAGATGTAGGAAGGGTGCAACCCAAGCATCGCTCCCACGGTATCTGGGATGCTCTTGCCCTCGTAAGCCAAGAACTCTTCTGCATCAGACACCACGTTGTAGCAACGCATCCGATTGACGAAGTGTGTGTACATCTTGGATGATCCGGCACCATGTGTCTCATCGTTTCCTGCACAGATAGTGTAGACATCTTCGGGCACAACGTAGTCGCCCATACCTATCCGTCCTTCGTTCACCCATGTTGCGGCCACCTTGAACATGATCTGGTTCTGCGTGATCTCATCCAAGAGACAGACCGCAGGCCCACAGGTGGGTAGGTTGCGAAGCGGTGCCCTCCGTTGAAAGCCACCCTCAACATATGGGATGGCCACATCTACTGGCTCCATGTTCGCAAAGTTCAACGTCCATACTGCAAACTCACCATCCTCAGGATCACGGTTAATCACGATCTTGAGATCACCTTCGATCCCATGGGCCTTGCACCAGATACGCATCAGTGCAACGGCAATCGTGTAGATAACCATGTGAGTTTTCCCAACTCCCGGAGGCCCCCAGAACATAGGCTTAGGTCGCAAAGACCATGGCGTGTTTGGTTCACAGGAGTTGAAGGTCATTAGTACTGCCGACAGCATACGGGATACAGAGATCCTGTTGCCTAGGCGTTTGTGTTCGATACGGTTGCTCATCGGTTCCCTCCTAGAGCATAAACAAACTATGAATAAGAAAACTACTAAAGGTTAAACATTACTTCAATAGATTGGGGATATATTCTCCTATCGTTGGTGATATATGTGCGCTACTTAACGTCCATTACTAACCGCCATGAACAGGTTACGCTTGAACCTCTTGTTATCCTGCTTCATGATGTCAGCCAACCTACTGACTACCGCATCGAATACCTGCTCGCCTCCCCATTGATTGTCGAGTAGGCCAGACTTCTTCACTTCGCTTAACATCCCTGCTATGGCTACATAATCTTTTTGCGTCATGATGGTTCCCTCGCTAAGAAAGAAAAAGAAATAGATTTAGAAAACTTTTATTTGGTTGGGTCGTATCCTCCCACGCTTGGGTCATCCCGATCCATGCGCTCATTCGCCTGCTCACATGGGAAGCATGTGCATGTACGCCCATGCGGTTCTTCAATGAATCCATCGAACACTTCCGACAGGGTACGCACCTGTCTCTCGTTCAGAGGCACATAGGTCTTGTGATATCCATGCTCAATGACACCCCAAGTCCTGCCTCCCTCACTTACTATCCTCATGATTCATCCCCCTCTGGCCCGACCATCTCTACTGGCTCCATGTTTGCGAAGTTCATGACATGTAAGACGGGTACACGATTGATTATCTGGAGATACCGATAGCTCTTCAGATTATACCAGACTTCATTTGGAGGATCGCCATCCATAGCGTGAGGATCTGGCACCATAGCCCACCCCTTATCGGGCATCTCTTTGTTCATTGGGTAGAATACCCTGTCACCCACTAGTGTTGGTGGCCCGAATACATACTCACTTAGTATGTATGCCTCATCCCTATTAAGTCCGGCCTCCTCAATTAATTCTGCTAAAGTATTCACGATCTTTCCCCCTCCTCTTTCAGGTAAACGGAACGCCATCCCCCCCTTTCCTTGCCATCGTTATGGTACGGCCACGCTCGCGCCTCAAACCTTGCGATATCTTCTACCTCTTCTGCTACTGCATCCAGAAAAGCACTGTCGTTATCGAACGAGAAACGATATTCACTATTATATCGGCACCGTGTTGTGCCAAACCTGCCATCATAATCCACCACGGTATCCATCGTGCCATCGTCACCTATGGATACGGATTCTCTTGGTTCACTCATGATTCATCCCCCTCTCTTAGACACGCTTGAAAGTGTTGGTTGCCAGACACCCAGTCCGGTAACTCAGTTCCATACACCACTGCATCAGCCTGTAGACTCGCGGAGACATGCATGTCACGATCTTGGATGATGTAATTATTTCTGTCATCCATGTGCTCTGCCTGCCTATGAAATCCGCCAGTGATCCACTCATTCAGAATCCTACGCAAGTCATCAGCACTAAGCATCGCAACGAGTGCCTTCTTGCGTTCGATTTCTAACCGCCTGACACGGAGCTTTTCCATATGGTACGCTCTGTGTTGTGCGTAGGCTTCTACACCTGAACCGTGGCACACACATTCGTGGTTCTCCCTCATCCTTTGGTGCTTTTGTTTTCTAGTTTGTCCCATGATGTTCTACCCCTCACTTGTTTGAGAAACTGCCTTGTAATACGAGGCCCCACACTGGGAGCGACCCCAGTGCAGGGTAGTGTGTGCTACTCAGGCCACGAGGCTGTCTCTCAGAACTCTGAGGCCGTCCTTGTCGTACTCGCTCAAGTCACCTTCCACATCAAAGATGAGGTTCCTAATCACCCAGATCATCTTGTCTAGCGAACACGCATCATCCCAACAGTCACCATCCTCATCCATCAACCGATAGTGCAGATATGGCTTGGGACCGTACTCGTCTATCACAACTGTCCATTCAGCATAGTGCATCGTTACTTCCCTCACTTGTCAGAGAATTTGTTGGAACTATTCCAACAAAAAGTCACACCGCTACCCTCCCCCCACTCACACGCAACGTGTATGCACCCGTCATCTCAGGCAGATGCCTTACATGTGCATGCTTCGCTTCCATGTGTTCACGCACATGTCTGCGACATATCGCTTCAGCTTGTGCTATCGTATCCGCTCGCATCGCACGGAAGAACATCCTACGATTCCCCCAATTGCTGATGTGCGGAACACGGGCGAACAGGTCGGGGCGAGGATCACCACCAACCATGTTCAGTACCCACTCAGGATGTCGGCTAGGCCGATCCGGTCGTGAGTCACGCCGTTGAACTCGTACTCTTTTACTCATGGTCCCTCCTGCTAGAGCATTTTAGTTGGAACATTCCAACAAAAGTTAGGTTCAGCTACCAATTCAGATCACCCTCCCTCTCGTCGAGAATCATATCCACGGTACCAATGGCACAGGACAACGCCCCATATGAATCTTCACAAGGCTCTGTTGGTACATCGAACGAGTTGTCGATTCCCTCGATCAAAAGACTGCTCGCATCCAGAGGATCAAGGCCTAGACTAGCTATGTGTTCAGCCAGTGCAGGAACATCCTCTACCTTCAGTCCGTACTCTTTGCCGATCCGATGATTGAAGTGATCTCTTTGGCACATCTTTCGCACTCCTGTCAGATTGTTTTTTGTTGGACTGTTCCAACAAAACCAAGCCTCCCCTCCTCCCCTCCCACAGTGCTACAACTACGCAATAAAGTTAATAAGTCAATGACCTTTTGTACATATTTTACAAATGTTTTCAAAAAACTTTTTTGCTGGCTGCAAAGCTTCTCTCAGCATACTTTCTTCTTGGTACCACGTGAGTACCACGCAGGGTACCGCGCAAAGACCACGAAAACACCACGCACATGGGAGAATTGGTATGGGTGACACCCAGTACACGGAACTCACTAAGAAACAGGCGATGTTCGCTACTCTGGTGAGTGAGGGGAGTACACTGGCTGATGCGTATCGCAAGGCTTACGACCCCAAGACAAAGAGAGAGAAGACCATCAAGGATTCAGCGTCCAAGGTGGCGAAGGTTCCTAAGGTGAAGGCTCGAATTGAGGCACTGAAGGAGGAGGACAGGGCGGTGATGGTAGCCCATGAAAAGCTTACTAATGAATGGCTTGTGGATAGGCTGAAGACTAAAGCTGAAGATCCCAACGTGAGTGATGCGTCACAGATTCGTGCGATGGAATTGCTAGGCAAGACCACGGGTCTATTCGATGAGGGCACCAAGATTGTAGTCGAGCATAGGTCAGAGGAGGAGATAGAGAAGGAGATTAATGAGAGGTTGGAGATGTTCTTTGGTGCTGAGGCGTGATATACCCATAGTAAACTGAGATAGAGGCTCTCTTGAGCGAGCGCGTAGACGCACGGGCGCACGTACCTAGGACTATAGTAGGTATATCCCCCCTCACAGACGCTCGTACCTAGGACTTAGGTAGGTGTGCTGTCCCTGACAGGGTGGATTTTAGTTGGAAGTGTTCCAACAAAAAGCTGTGAGCAGTGGATCGTCAGGTGCGATGCGGATTCCGGCTGTCCCCCAGTCAGGCGCACGTACCTAGAGATAAAAGAGAGAGAGTTTCCCCCGGCGAGGCGCACGTACCTAGCACTAAGGGGGGGGGTAGCGTAGCGTAGTACAGGTATAAACAGATACAAAAAAAAGGGAGGACACTGGCCTAAGCCAGCATCCCCCCGATCTTCTACCTCAGACCCTTCGTCCCATATTCCAGAAGCGTCTTACCTTCTGAGGATTAGGCTTAACCTTCGTGTTACGAAAGCCCTTCATCCCCCGCCCTTTTCTCTTGGGTTTATTCTTCCAACCCTTACAAGGCATTACTGGCTTCCTCATTACTTCCCTCCGGTTAGAGCAAAAAGGAAGAGGAAGACCCTCTCCCGAACCGTACCCTCCGGTGTTGGTTCGGGAGAGGTTTCCCTCCATCAGACTGGGAAGTTACTTAGTTCCCTTGATGTAGCTCAGTTCGACATGTCTCACCGAATCTTTCTTCAGATCGGTTCCGAAGTCTTTCCTTAAGGTGTTACCCTCAAAGGTCCTGATCTGTGCATCAAGTGTACTGACTTCTTCCCTATCAGCTGTCAGTTGATCCCTCATTTTTGACAGCCCTACCAGCTTGGCCTTTTTCCTAGCTTTTACAGTCCAAGTCTGGACCTTGGCGCGACCATTAAGGAAGGTCTGATAATCTTCCTTAATAGTGTCTCGGCCTTCCTTCGTTTGAATGTCCTTGCAGACCTCCTTCAAACGAGCCTCAAAGTCCTTTTTAGTGGAGGACTTCTCCAAGATAGGCTCCAACATCAGTGCTAAGCACTGGGAGATAACTCTGCGCTGATTTCTAAGCAGTCGCGTTCCGTTACCTTTAGTATTGTTCCTATCTTTTTTGGCCTTAGTGACGCGTTTTTTGCCTGCGTCAGTACTGGGCTGACTATCGCACCAGTCCTTGAACGCTTCGGCATCCATCTCGCCACAACGTTTCAGCCAAGCCTCGCCAGTATCGACCTCCAAAACATCCCAACGTCCCCAGAATTGGTCCGTTAAAATCTTAGGGTCGAGCATATCAGAAGCTTCCTGATCAGGCTTTAAAGCTTGCTTGTGGGCAATCTCAAAGCCTACACTGGCTACCTCAGTTACTAGGTCGGTGGTACTCGCAGAAGCTGTTTGCTCCTTTTCGCGAGCCTCGCCAGACTTTTTCGCTGAGGCAATCACCTTGTTATGTAGCTTCTGGATCTTAGCGATCCGCGAGCCAACATAACTTTTCTTGGTGTACCCCTTCGCCGTATTCTTTTCAGAATCGGACATAATCGAATAACTCCGATTAAGGTATGTGCGCCGGACAGCCTTGTGCCGTCCGGCTGTCTTTTAACGAGAGTTTGTTAGCAGCTTGCGCTATCGCGTCTAGGGTCGCCGATGATGGGTAGCCCACTTTCTCCGATCTTCTGGAGGCGTCGGCTGTGTTGTCGCCAGTGAGGGACAAATCCGACTTAACAAACTCAACTACGATGCTACGATAAAAGACTCGTTAAACCTCTCGTTATTGTAAACCCCTATATTGACCTAATGTTAACAGAATCTGCTAAGTCCTTGTAGCACAACAAGTTACAGTTGTGATAAATGTGCCAATCTCTGCCAATCTCTGCCAATCACTGCCAGTAGGCAGGTGAGTGCCTCACCTATGGGTAGGGATCGGGATTGGTTCGGTTGGGTGGCGGATAGGTTGCGCGGAGTGGCTGAGAGGTCCCAAGAAAATGTTGGACCCCAGTGGGGGGGACCCCCCCCAGATTGATGTCGCTCGTCCCTACATACCTGCTATGTTTTGCACATCCTATTATGATTTTTGAGGACCTTATCCTCTCCTATCACGATTACACACCTAGCTAATTCAAACCATCTCTTATCGTTGATAGGTATTTTTTTTGATTTTAAGTGCTTTTCAATAATATCAGATGCTGTATCACCAGAAAATTTTAGCTTTCCTTTACTAAACTTGGAATAATATTCTGGATACATTCTTTGTAGTTCTGAGGTACTGTAGACACGTTCTTTGCCAAACTCTCTAGATACTCTTGCTCTTCCGGCTATATATGACTTTACTGCACGGTTTAACATTCGTCTGTCAGATTTCGAGATCTCGTATCTCTCAAAAATATTTTTTACGGAATCTTGGGAAGAACCGTCAGAAGGTCTATTTTTTCGTGGAGACATAGACTAAACCGTAAAATAGATTATATGATTTAGAGTATACTTTATCTAGCTAGATTAATCTAATCTAGATAGAATCTAGTATAGTATATATATACTATGGCCAATAGAAAAAAATTAATCTTACTCCTTTTGGTGGCACTTGCATCTTGTGCTACTCATGGTGTTGATGATTGTTGGTGGGGTAACGAATCCTTCAACGGGGAATGTTATGGCGATAAGTACACATCTCAAAAAAATTACAAGTCTCCCTGTCGTTCATAGAAAAGACTTTGCAGATCTTTTAGATGAATTGAGGAATACCAAGAGCAGGAATCTTGGTATAGGAGATTTTCTTGAGTTTGTAAAAATGGTTTGGCCAGCATTCATTGAGGGCGGGCACCATCGTATTATGGCTGATGCGTTCAATCGGATCGCGGAGGGTAATCTCAAACGTCTCATCATCAATATGCCCCCCCGTCATACAAAATCGGAATTCGCATCGCATCTTTTTCCGGCTTGGTATCTTGGAAAGTATCCCGATAGGAAGGTTATTCAGACCGCGCATACCGCAGAACTTGCCGTGGGATTCGGTCGTAAGGTTCGTAACCTTGTCGGATCAAGAGACTATCAGGATATATTTCCCGATGTATCCCTGAGTACGGACTCGAAAGCGGCTGGTCGTTGGAATACGAATCACAAGGGCGACTACTTCGCTATCGGGGTAGGTGGTGCCGTAACGGGTAAGGGTGCGGATATCCTGATCGTGGATGATCCGCATTCCGAGCAGGAAGCCGCCCAGAACGATCCTACCGTATACGACCGCACCTATGAATGGTACACTTCGGGTCCCCGGCAGAGGTTGCAGCCGGGGGGAGCCATCTGTCTGGTCATGACCCGTTGGTCGAAGAAGGATTTAACGGGCAGTATCATCAAGTCCTCTATAGAAAGAGGCGGTTCCGATGAGTGGGAAGTGATAGAACTTCCCGCGATTCTTCCAAGCGGCAAGCCTTTGTGGCCCGGATTCTGGCCACTGGAGCAGCTTGAAGTGCTTAAAGCGGAACTGCCCGCCTCCAAATGGAGTGCCCAGTATCAGCAGGACCCCTCTTCCGAAGAAGGCGCGATCATCAAACGGGAGTGGTGGAAGGAGTGGGATGGAAAAAAGCCTCCTGTTTGTGAATTCGTTATTCAATCTTGGGATACCGCCTTTCTTGCAAAGGAAACCGCCGACTACAGTGCCTGCACTACATGGGGTGTTTTCTACGGAGAGGATGGTGATGCCAATATTATCCTGCTGGATGCGTTTCAGGAGAGGTTGGAGTTTCCTGATTTGAAGTCACGGGCATATCAATTGTACAAACAGTATGATCCGGATGCATTTATCGTGGAAGCGAAGGCGGCTGGTACTCCTCTGATCTTTGAATTACGCAGAGTGGGCATACCCGTATCCGAATATACGCCGGGGCGTGGTAAGGATAAGATTGCCAGAGTGAACTCCGTAGCAGATATTTTCTTCAGCGGGAATGTGTGGGCACCTCCAACGAGATGGGCCGAAGAGGTTATCGAACAGTTTGCGGCATTTCCTAATGGTGATCATGATGATCTTGTCGATGCTTCTACGCAGGCACTGCTCAGGTTCCGTCAGGGAGGATTCCTAGCCCTGCCGTCCGATTTTCCTTGGGATGACCCGATGCCCATAAGGAAAGCAAACTACTATTGACTTGCTTGGTAATGTATACACATTATAAAGAATAGTGTTTAAGCCACTATTTTTAGGGAATGGCAGGAATCTCCTAGCGGGGTGAATAGGTGCCCGGTCTGGGGGTGTTTCTTAGCGGAGACTGTCCCCCAGTCCGGGTTCTTCTAATGGGAACGATTTATTCATATGGCTATAGAGAAGCCACTCAACGGAATACTCAACCAAGACGACTTCGATATGGGACCGGGAGGTCTTGTTGTCGTTGAAGAGGAACAGGAGACACTCCCCGGAGAGTCTCTAATTACCGAACTGGCAGACGGTGGAATCGAAATTGATTTCGATCCACTGGCCGATCTTGGTTCCGAAGAATCAGCATTCGATTCAAATCTTGCAGAGTTCATAGATGAAGATGAACTTCGCACGGTCGCCTTGGATCTTATCTCAAAGTTTAATTCCGATAAGTCCAGCCGGGGCGACTGGGAGCAGACATACGAAGAAGGTCTTGACCAGCTAGGTCTGGAGATCGAAGACCGTACCGTTCCGTGGGCTGGAGCCTGCGGCGTATTCCACCCCATGCTCTCCGAAGCCGTAGTTAGATTCCAAAGCCAAACGATTCAGGAGGTCATGCCAGCCAAGGGTCCGGTTAAGACTCATGTCTGGGGTATGATAACTCCCGAAAGAGAAAAACAGGCGCGGCGTGTTCAGGACTATATGAACTTCCAGCTTCTGGAAATTATGACTGAATACCGTGGAGAGACGGAGAAGCTCCTCTTTAGTCTTCCTTTAGCAGGTTCTGCATTCAGAAAAATCTATTTTGATCCCTCCTTGGGCAGGCCCACCTCAATGTTTGTTCCGGCTGAGGACTTTGTTGTTGCATACAATGAGTCTGAACTGGATCAGGCTGAACGCTATACCCATGTAATGAAGCGTAGCAATAATCAGGTTAGAAAGCTTCAGGTCAGCGGGTTTTATGTAGATGTCGACCTTGCCTCTTCTCAGGTTGAAGATAGTCCGGTTACCGATAAGCTGAATGAAATCGGAGGGGTCAGGCCGTCTTGGGATAATGACGAGAGGCACACTCTTCTGGAGATGCATGTTGATCTGGATCTTCCCGGATATGAGGACCCGGACGGGGTTGCGCTCCCCTATGTCGTAACTATCGATAAGGGAACCTCCACGATTCTGTCTGTATATCGTAACTGGGATGAATCAGATCCGCACAGAATCAAAAGGGAGCATTTCGTTCACTATGGATATGTTCCCGGTATTGGATTCTATAATCTTGGGCTGATCCATATGATCGGCGGATTGGCTAAATCTGCTACCAGTTTGCTCAGGCAACTTGTAGATGCAGGTACACTTTCCAATCTGCCGGGAGGACTAAAGACCCGTGGACTCAGAATCAAAGGCGATGATACGCCGATTATGCCGGGAGAATTCAGAGACGTTGATGTGCCGGGAGGGGTCATACGTGACAACATCACCTTCCTTCCTTATAAGGAACCTTCTTCGGTCCTTTATCAGCTCTTGCTCAATATGGTTGAAGAGGGTAGGCGGTTCGCGTCCATGGCGGATCTTAAAGTAGCGGACATGAATCAGGAGGCACCTGTCGGTACAACGCTCGCAATTATGGAGCGGGCAATGAAAGTGCAGTCCGCGATTCAAGCGAGAATCCATGCGAGTCTCAAGAAGGAATATAAGATCTTAGCTAGGATTATTCGCGACTTTACAGAGCCGGAATATCCCTACGAAACAGATGAAGCGGAGGGTATTAAAGTTGAAGATTTTGATGACCGTATTGATGTTGTGCCTGTTTCGGACCCCAATGCGTCCACTATGGCACAACGGATCATGCAATATCAAGCCGCCCTGCAATTAGCGGCTCAGGCACCGAATATGTATGACTTGCCGCTTCTGCACAGGCAGATGATGGAACTCATAGGTATTCCGAATGCCGAAGAGGTTGTGCCTTCCGAAGACAGTGCCATGGCTAAAGATCCGGTTAGTGAGAATCAGGATATTCTTACAATGTCTCCGGTTAAAGCATACGAATATCAGGATCATGAGGCTCATATGCGTGTCCACATGGTTCTTAAAAATGATCCGCAGATGGCGCAGGAAGTTCAAAACAGTCCTGCCGGACAGGCTGTTTCCAGTGCGCTTGATGCCCATGTAAGAGAACACTTGGCGTTTATATTCAGACGGCAGGTTGAAGAGGAGCTTGGCGTACAACTACCTCCATCAGACCAACCGTTGCCGCAGGATATTGAGCAACGCCTCAGTACTGCAATTGCAGATGCCGCAGATCAGATGATGGGTAAGAAGCAGGCGCAGGCCAAGGCTGAAGAGAATGCTGAAATGCAGCAAGATCCGATCATCCAGCAGAAAGAGCGTGAACTCAAGATTCGCGAAATGGATGCACAGCGCAGATCGCAGACAGATCAGGGCAGGCTACAGCTTGAACAGCAGAAGCTTGCGGCTAAACAACAGGTTGATGCTGCTAGACAGCAGGCTGAGGCACAGGGGTTCGCCGCTAAACAGCAGGCTGATGCCATGGATCTACAGCTTGAACAGCAGAAGCTTCTCAGTGATGCTGAGATTGAGCGGGAGAAGATTGCCAGCAAAGAAAGGATTGAAGAGGCCGAACTTGAACAGGAGCGTAAGGAAATGATGCTTGACGCCCACGTTAGAGGATTGGAGTTCGGAAAGGATATGGCAAAGGATCTGGATGCAGATGAGTGACAGCGTATTGTTGTTACTCAAAAAAAAATTAAGAGATCAAATGAACGAACTTGCTGATCATCTTGCTGTGGGATCTGCTAAAGATATGGAAGAGTATCGTAAGGTATGCGGCATCATCGAAGGGTTGGCTTGGGCTGAACGTGAAGTTATTGATATAGAAGATAAATTGAATACAGATTCTTTTTAGCAGGACGCAACGCCCGTTCGGGGCGCAACAATTCAACGAGAGGTCACAGTGGCTACGCTCGCAAAAGAAGTTATGAAAGAAATGGTTCTTCCTGACGAAGAAACTAAAAATTTTGCATCACAGTTGCCGGAGCCAAAAGGCTACAAACTGCTGATTGCACTCCCCGAAGTCGAAGAAGCCACTGAAGGTGGCATCATCAAGTCGGCCCAGTCCCAGCATGAAGAGTCAATTGCCACTGTTGTAGGCTGGGTTATGAGTATGGGGCCGGATGCCTATGCAAATTACAATAGATTTCCGAATGGACCTTACTGTCAGGTCGGAGATTGGGTTGTTTTCCGGGCATTTAGCGGCACAAGACTAAAAATTCATGGTAAAGAGTTCCGTTTAATCAACGATGATACCGTAGAGGCGGTCGTGGAAGACCCCAGAGGCGTGGAAAGGGCCTAGCATGAGTGATGAAATCGTAAGAACCAGTGAAGAAGATAAGTTTTTGGGTGTAAGAACCACGATTGAACCCCCTGCCGAGACGGAAACGAGTGCCGATACGGGTGAGATCGACGTTCAGGTCGTGGATGACCGTCCTGAAGAGGATCAGCGGGAGTCTGCGGCCTCTGATAGCTCCTTTTCTGATGATGAACATGGAGAAGAGCTGTCAAATGTCAGCAATCGTGTCCAAAATCGCATAAAAAAGCTGAAATGGCAGTATCATGAAGAGCGAAGGGCCAAAGAATCGTCGGAAAAGCTTGCAAGCGAGGCGGTTCACTACACTCAGGGACTACAAACGGAAAATCAGCGGCTTTTGAAGCTTATTCAGGACAGTCAGACGGCTTTGGTGCAGCAAAGCAAGGATCGCGCCCAAGCATCGCTCATGGTAGCGCAGGAAAACTTCAAAAAGGCCCATGAATCCGGCGAAACGGACGAAATAGCCGCAGCACAACAGGCATTGACGCAGGCACAGCTTGCTCAAGCCTATGCGCCGTCATATGGACAGCAGATTATTGATAATTGGAGGAAACAGATTGCTTCGGAGCCAAGACAGCAGGCTCCGCAGCCTCCGCAGCCTAATCAGGGGGCACCGCCAGCTTCTGCGCCGGAACCTGACCCAAAAGCACTCCAATGGCAGGAAAGCAACCCTTGGTTTGGGAACGACAAGGAGATGACAAGTCTTGCCTACGGTGTTCATGAGGTTTTGGTAGGTGACCAAGGTGTTGACCCCGATACGGATGAGTATTATCAATTAATTGACAACCGTATGCGGGAATTATTTCCCGGATACTTCGGCGGAAGCGGACAGCGCACAAATGAAGGATCGCTGGTCGTGGAAACTGCATCTCGCCGCAGGGCAAACCCCGTGGTTGCGCCAGCATCAAGAAACAACGGCGCGATACCACGCAAAGTCACATTGACTTCGACTCAAGTAAGACTCGCGAACCGCTTGGGGATAACGCCAGAAATGTATGCTAAACAGCTCATGAGAGAGAAGGAGAATGTCTGATGGCTGAAGAACGCGCTCCACGGGAACCAAGAGAACTCGAAAGTCGTGAAAACGAAACCAGAGCAACACCTTGGGAACCTGCAAATTTACTTCCAGATCCCGATCCAGAGGATGGCTGGGCGTTTCGATGGATACGAACATCAATGATCGGTAGTCCTGATAACACGAATGTTTCCAAGAAATTCCGTGAAGGATGGGCACCAGTTCGTTCCGAAGACCACCCGGAACTCCAGATTATGAGTGATCATAAGTCGGAATGGGGATCGAAAGGCGGAATTGAAGTCGGTGGACTGCTGCTTTGCAAGGCACCAGAAGAACAGGTGCAGGGAAGAAGTGACTATTATGCTGAACATGCACAGTCACAGATGCAGGCCGTCGATAATAACTACATGCGTGAGAACGATCCTCGGATGCCTGTTCTTGCGCCGAATCGTAAAACTCATGTGACATTTGGCGGCAGTGGCCGCTAAGTGTCCTGACTAATTAACTAGGACTAATTATGGCTACTTCAGCGACACCGTATGGTGCGAGGCCAATTGGTACGCTTAGTGCTTCCGGCTCATGGACGGGCAAGGTGAGGCATCTGCCTATCGGCAGTGGGTATGGCACCGCCATTTTTAACGGTGATTTTGTGAAGGTAGCGTCAGATGGTGAGATTGAGTTGGATAATGGCACCACCACGCTAACAGCAGTAGGAATTTTTGTAGGGTGTTCCTATACGCCAAGCACAACAAATCAGAAGACGTTTAACACGCAGTGGCCTGCGTCTACAACGGCAACTGATGCGATGGCTTATGTTATAGATGACCCTTTTGTTTTAATGCAAATGCAGGCCGATGAAGCGATGAACACTACAGACCGTGGATATAACGCGGCTGTGGTTCAAACGGCTGGTAGCACTTCTATTGGTAAATCCAAGAATGCTTTGGATGGAAGTTCTCATGCCGCAACGAACACGCTTCCACTTCGGATCATCGACTTTGTTGATGGACCTCATAGTTTGCCCCCGAAGGCGACTACGGCGAGTGATGCCTATCCCGACGTTATCGTTAAGTTTAATGCGGCGTCGAGTGGGTCAGCCTCTAATCATTCATACTTAAACGCCACTGGCGTATAATAGGAGATTGATCAATGGCTATTTCACGCGCACAACTTCTTAAGGAACTACTTCCGGGACTTAACGCGCTCTTTGGGATGGAGTATGCTCGCTACGACGATGAGCATTCAGAAATCTATGAGACGGAAAGTTCGGATCGGTCTTTTGAAGAAGAAGTGAAGCTCTCGGGCTTCGATGCGGCCCCGGTGAAGGATGAGGGGTCTGCAATTTCTTATGATGCCGCACAAGAATCGTTCACGGCGCGGTACAACCATGAAACGATTGCGATGGGCTTCGCCATTACGGAAGAAGCTATCGAAGACAATCTTTATGATTCTTTGTCGGCTCGCTACACTAAAGCCTTGGCTCGCGCCATGGCCCACACCAAACAGGTAAAGGCCGTTGTTCCTTTGAATGACACTTCTTACCAGAGTGGTGATGGTGTAGTCTTGTTTTCGACTGCTCACCCGCTTGTTTCGGGTGGCACGAACTCAAACACTCAGTCCACAGCGGCAGATCTCAATGAGACTTCTCTTGAGGCTGCTGTTATTCAGATTGGCAAATGGACGGATGAGCGTGGTCTATTGATCGCTGCCCAGCCCCAGAAGCTTGTTATTCCGCCCGACTTGCAGTTTGTCGCGGCGCGGATAATGAAATCTGAGCTTCGCCCCGGAACTGCGGACAACGACATTAACGCTGTGCGTTCGATGGGTGTTGTTCCCGGTGGAACAATTGTGAATCACTATCTAACTGATACGGATGCGTGGTTCCTCATTACCGATGTTCCGAATGGACTGAAGCACTTCAATCGCGTAGCACTTGAGACGGGCATGGACGGTGACTTTGATACCGGAAACGTGCGTTACAAGGCTCGCGAGCGGTACAGCTTCGGTGTCTCAGATCCACTAGGGATCTGGGGATCACCCGGAGCGT